TCATGCGCCAACCGCCTCGTATTGTTCGATAACCCATTCTTCACTTTCGGAAGCTGCGATCCACTCCGCCATCCACGTGTGTTCCCAGACCGCCTGCATATAGCTTTGCGCAAAGCCGGGCACGCCAATGCCATAGGTCAAAAAGCGCGAGACGACGGGCGCGTAGAAAATGTCTGCTGCGCCGAAGGTGCCAAACAGAAACGGCCCCGCGCTTCCGTGGCGCGCGCGCGCCTCTGCCCACAGGCCAAGGATGCGGACAACATCGGCGCGGGTTTGGTCGGACACATTTTGCAATTGAATCCGGCGGCGCACGTTCATCGGCATTTCACCGCGCAAGGACATGTAAGACGAGTGCATTTCTGCGACCATTGCGCGCGCCATGCCCCGCGCGCTTTCGTCTTTCGGCCAAAACCGATCCCGCCCAACCTTGTCGGCCAAATATTCCATGATCGCCAAACTGTCCCAGATGACATTGTCGCCGTCCCAAAGGATCGGCACTTTGCCGCTAGAGGGTTGAAAATCGTCTGCCTCTTTACGCTTGTCCCACTGTTCACCCAGCATCGGGACAGTGATCTCTTCAAAGGCAATCCCCGATTGCTTTGCCGCGAGCCAGCCGCGCAGCGACCAGCTTGAATAGTTCTTATTCCCGATAATCAGCTTCATAAAATGCGTCGCTCCACCATCGCCCTGTCAAAGGGTCTTTCGCGAATTTGTGGGGGTTCTAGGTATTCACAGTTTCGCTGTCGAGGCTGAACGAGTTACAAGCAGCACATTCTGCGCGTGTAGCGCGGCGCGAGAAGCTGGAGTCTTTGACAAGACATTCTAGAGCACTTTTTCAGTCTATCGCAGCGCCATTGTGTAGCCGCACCGCCTAGGGACCAGAGATTATCAGCTCGCGCGCTGGTGTCACCTTCCCGCTGGCCCGATAATTCAGCTCAACTTCTTCCATTTGGCAGCCAGCGAACAGCTCACGCACCTCCGGCCGGTCATTTAAGGATAGAATAAATTGGCCCTGAGCGCCCATTAAGAGGCCTCTTAGGCGTTCAAAATCTGCCTGCTGAAAGATGTCTTTGCCATAATCATCGGTGTGCCCCCAGTACGGCGGATCGCAATAGAAGAGCGCTCCGGGGCGGCTGTCATACCGCTCGATGCAGGTGCCGAAGTCGAGGCACTCGATCAACACACCGTCGAGCCGATCATGAACCGCATCGAGCAGCGGCTCCACCTTGTTCAGGCTCCACCGGCTGCCCGAATAGTCGACGCCCAGCGTCCGGCCCATACCGCCAAAACTGGCCTTCTGGAGGTAAAGGAAGCGGGCTGCCCGCTCCAGATCGGTGAGCTGCTCCGCATCGGTGGCCAGCAAGCGGGAGAAGTCAGCGCGGCTGTAGAGCTGGAACTTCAGGACATCGAGCAGCTGCTGATAATGACGCTGCAAAATGCGGAAGAGATTGATCACATCCCGGTTCACATCGTTGATCACTTCCATCTTTGGCTTCGCCGATCGGCGGAAGAACACACCGCCCATGCCAACGAACGGCTCGACATAGCGGACATGCTCGGTCCGGTTGATCATCTCACCGATCCGCTTGGCGAGGATGCGCTTACCACCCAACCACGGGGCGACTGGGCGAACGGGGCGGACGGGTTTCAATTCTTGATTCATCATTTGCACCTAACTGTACTCCCGCCACTCGTGGCCGGGGGAGCTGGAGGCCGCGCGCGCGGCCAAAGGTGCGAGTTACTGGCTCGCGGTTCGGGCTGTTAGAGCAGCCCGGCCGCCCCCGTTTAGGAAGCGGCGAGTTCTGCCTTCAGCGCATCATCATCGAGGCCGGTGTCGATGAAGAATTCATCGCCCTGCTCGACAGTCAAATGGGCGGAGAATTTCTTCTTAGTCTGAGGATCGGCGCGAACCGCTTTGATCACCGCTTCCTTATCCAGTGTCACCTTGGTCCGCAGGAACGTGCTAGCCTCGCTCCAGCGAAGCCCGCGCAGCCAAGCGACAACATCGCCCAGCTTCACTTTGCGCGCCAACTTCACTTGGGGCATCCCGGTCCGAATGCCGACTTTCGCATTGGCGATCTCGGCCGACTTTTTGCCGCGCGCCACGTCGTCATTGCCGCCCGCTTCCCACCAAACTTTGATCCCGGCAAACAGGTCTTTGGCCTCCACCTCGATCTCGCGCAGGGCGGTGTCGCGCTGCGCCTTGACCTTGTCGATCGCGTCCTCGGCCGCAAGCCGCTCGAGCGCGGCCTTACGCTCCAGCTGGACATACTCAGCGATCATAAGTGTGGCCTCAGAGGCGTTTTGCGGGGCGTGGACGGTTTCTTTTTTGCGACGTGGCATGGTCGATGTTCCTTTTGATTGTGACGGTCAGGGGAAGAGCAGAACGATCGGGCCGCCCTTGACGCTGTGAATGGCGGCGGGCGAGACATCGATCGGTCCGGGACCGGCAACCTTGAACAGGACGACATCACCGCTCTCGTTCTCGACCTTGATCTCTGCCGCACCATTGGCCCACAGGGCGTGCGGGCGCGGGTCCAGACGTGCACCGGCATCATCATCTGCGAATGGCCGCATATCGCGCGCAGGGCGAACCTCTGGCTGGGCTACGTCCAACGACGTCGGGAATTTGGGTAGGACCAGAGGCGGCGGAGTTTCGCGTGCGCTAAGCGCGGCGGATATTGCCTGCTGCATCTCCGCGACAGAGGGTCCAAAAAGTCCCATTATCTCACTCCTATTTTGCGTTTGTGATTTGCCCCGTGGCGAATGCGCGGGCGGGTTTCAGCAGCGCATTGGCGCTGGAATGTTTTGCCGTTCCAATCGCGCATGAAGCCTTCAACGCGCCGGCGCAGAGACGAGCGAGGCGCGCGGCCCCCGCGCAGATCGTAAACCAGCTTGGGATCGCCAACTGCCATGCGGCCAAATGTTGACGCAGGCATATCCGTGCGGCGCAGGAACCGCTCCACCTCGGCAATCATCACGCCGCCTCAACCGCAGCAATTGCTTCGGCCTTCCACGTCGCCAGATTGCCGCCAGCGTCGGTTTCACTGATGATCGCAACACGCCGGACTGATCCAAGGAAACCCGAACCGCTGCGGCCAATATCAATATCCAGCGCGGCGCTGCGGTCAAAGCCCGGAACAGCAATCGTATGCTCGGCTGCGTCATTGAGCGCGGTATACAACGCATCCTCAGTGGTGATCGACACACCGTCAACCTCAACAGGGACAGTCAGCGCGGTTGTTTGGCCGCTCCTAATTCTGGTGTCATTGCCGAACATAAACGCATCGGCGGCATCGCCCACACCAGCAGCCTTCGTCATCGTAAAGACAAGTGTGTAAAGACCCGCCGCTTGGGCGCGGGTTATCAATGTTGTTCCGTCAGGATAGACCGCCCCCAAGGTGCCATCGATGTTTGGATTAACGCTTGTGCCCACTGTGGTGAACACCGCGCCGCCATTGTCATCGGTTGCCTCAAAACGGCCCGAACCATTGATGACCGCAGCGGTCATGTCGAAATAGCCGCTTTCACTCGATGCGTTGATGGTAGCGAGGAATGTCGGCACCGCGCCGGACGCGCCGACAAAGGCAATCGTCGGCTCTGCGACCGCCGATGCAACTGAATTTGTCGCAGTGATCTCGCAGCTAATTATATCCGCGTCGGTCAGGCTCATCGTGCCCGCGTTGAGTGTGATTGTTTGCGATGCCTCCCCGCTGATGTTGACGCCCGCTTTCTGCCATTGATAGGCCAGCGTTGGGGCGGGATTGCCGGTCACGACCGCGTTGGCGGTTAGGATTTGACCGTCCTCGGGCGTGCCGCTGATAGAGGACGAAGTGAACGCGGGCACGATAAGCGGCGATGCCCAACCGCGCGTCACTTTGTAATCAATGATTGATTGCGCCAACACCGCATGAACCGTGCCCGATGGGTGAATTCCGTCGCCCCATGCCTCTTGCACTGCGTTGCCAGCATTGGCCGCTGTGCCCGGTGCGCCGGACAGGGTGACTGTGAAAGGCCCAGTGCCAGAAACCGCCGTGACCGTTCGCAGAGTGCCAAAGCCCCCGGTGTTCTGGTTCATATTGATAGCCGCCCCGATGTCCGGTGCCGCCGTCAAAATGATGTCATTGCCGCTTGCATACGCCGATGCCAGTGTGGTCGCGAATGGTCGGACCGCCCATTTATCCCGGCCTGTTGTCGTGTCTGCGCTGGTCAAACGCCAAGGGGCGATGGAGCCTGCAATCTTGCCAGAAGCGCGATAGTAAGCCGCTGCATCGCCGAGGCCGTCCGCGCCACCCACATCGGCATTAAACGCCCACAGGTGCCCTTGTGTTGCCCCCGCTGCCGCGTAACCCGATGTCGGCGTTTGATTGGCGACCGTGGCAAAACCATCGCTGCTGCTTGTCGCGGGCAGTCCTTCGATCTGATAAACTGGCTTCCCAAACGTGCTCGCCAGCAAATCGAAATACGTGTCCATGTCGGTGCGCAAAGTGCCCGAATACGGAATGGAATTGGTGATGTGCTGGTTTAGGATTTCATCGAACGGCCAATCGCCATTGGCGTTAAACACACCCTGCAACGCCGCAATTTTGCCGGACCAATTGGCCGGGTTATCCCAACCGAACGCACCAACTGGGCGCTGACCGGGAATGCACATGATGTGGGATGCAATACGCAAGCCTTCGCCGTTGTCGTCCAACCCGCGTTCGACATAACCAACCGCGTTTCGGGCGGTCCATGCGGCCTCTGCCTGCGTGTCATTCCCCCCGTGGCCAATGCTGTCGCCCACCACCAGTTCCGCGGGCCGACCATCACCGCCCTTCGCCACCGGAAAGCTTGGCACGTAGTAAACCGCACCGCTGTTGTTTGCGAGGTTCGATCCGGTCGCTGACAAGCGATCAAAAAGTGTTGTTGCCGCGCCTTCACGCCGAGACTGCCCGCCCGGCGCGCCGCCGCCCGGTGCCAAGGTGTTGCGCGGAACAACCAAACCGGCGCTGGAAAAGAAACCAGCTATGCGGCAGCGATACGCTGTATTGGCGGCCAGTGTGGCCTGCACACGCGGTAAAAGCGCGTTCAGATTGTTCTCATCAACCGTGGCGACACCGGTCTCGGCTGCGCCGTCGCACGCGACCCAAACCCCCGGAGAAACCTCAATCGAAACACCCTGAATCGTGATGCTCTCGCCGGTCGCAATCGCCACCTCACCGCCCGCCGTTGGCGACCAGAACGCGGGGCAGTTGAAGCGGATGTCGGTCGTCTCATAATCCGGGGTGTGGTGATACCATTCGGACGCGAAGAACGTCTCGGTCGCAGCCTGCCCCACAACCGGCCAGCGATAGCCCGTGCCAGCAAAGCTGTAGAGATTGGGAGATGTGCCAGACCGCGCCAACTCGTCCGCCGTTTGCGCAACAAGCCGCCCAAAGAGCTGATCTTCACTCACCGCATTCGGGTCCTCGAGCGCCACAAACTCAATTGCCAAGGCTGCTGGAACACCTCGGCGCAGGCGGACTTGCGGACCAGTCCCGGCCTCCCGGCAACGCGGCAATTCAAATTGAGCGCGCAGCGTTTCTCCATACGGTGAAGGGCCGCGCACCATGATCGCAAAGACGTCCTCTGAGCGCGCCCTCATGCTCAATCCGATCACCTTGGTGCCGGGAAGGCCCGGAAGCGCCGATGTTGCCACAATTGCGTTCTGGCCCAGAGCGTGGGCGTATTGTTCAAGCGAAAGATCGAACAGCTCGGCCGCAACCCTGTATTCTTCGCCAGAGGTAAAACTGTATGTCGGTGAAGTGCTGCCCGCTGGCTGAGTGGTTTCGTTCCGGCGGATATGACGGCCGGTGACGCCGTTCTCGCTGTAGCTGCGGTCGCCGCTGGTGCCGATCTTCGTCCAGGCCGATCCGGGCGCAGCATTAACTGCCGGAAACGCAGTATCGACCGGAGCAATCCAGATTGTGTAAGGCGATGCGATGATTTCTGAAGGTGTCATTTATTCGGTCCTAAGCGGGTGATCAGTGGCGGTTTAATACGGCTGCGTTCCATCGCCTCCCACGCCGTCCGGCGTGACGGGCGGCGTGTAAGTGCCGCCAGAACTGGTCGATTGGGTGCCGATCAGGACAAGCCCGGAATCGGCCATTTCGCTCAGCGCAGGAGAGGCTGCGGCGAAATATGTCCCGGCGGCGATGTTGCGAAAAACGGCAAAACTGCTGCCCGATGCAAGCGGGCTGAGCGGGGCGGCTGGCAAGCTTAGCGTTTGCCCGTCATCGAGCACGGCGGTGAAGGCCGCGATGGAGATGCTGGTGTCATCGCTGGTCAGAGGATAGGCCACGCTGCGCGAGATGATCGTGCGCGCGCCCGATGCCGTCGACAGCGCTCCCGTTGTGACCGCCGCCAACACAAGGCGCGGTGTGCGCTCACCGTCGACGATGTAGCGGATGGCAACTTCGTATGCGGTCTGATCGCCGACGCCGGTGATTGTTGCCGATGTGAAGTCTCTGCTGAACTCGCCCCATCGCTGCCAAGTGCTTGCGCCGTTGACGCGGTATTCAACCACGATCGAAGAGACGAAGGATCGATCAACAGCGCCCGTGACGACAATCGCCGGGATTGATCCGCCCGATCCGCTCACAATTGTGCCGGCCGAACTCCATGCCGCTGCGCCCGGCGCGGTTAAAGCCGCTGGTGCGGGTTGCTGGACAGCGACCGCGCCATCGGCTTCGGCGGCGGCGTCTGAATAGGCGGCGGCATCGATCTCGCGCAGGGTCAATTGGTGACGCCAGCCTTCATCGGAACCGAACGCGTCGATCCGGAAAGTTTTGGTCACGCCGCCAAAATGCCGGTCGCTGGTCCAATTGACCCAATCCCCTTCTTCAAGCGCTGCGAAGGCTGGCGGCAGGGTAACTTGGGCTCTGCACCACAGACGGCCAAGACGGCGGAATATTTCGGCAACCCGCTGCGCCTGCGGACTGTTCGTGACAAGGCCAAGGCTCAATTGCTGCTCGCGCGGCGCGCCATCGGCGGCAATATCGGCAACATCGCGCTTAACCGGCGCACCAAGCTCGGTCCATTTTTGATCTGGATCGGTAAAGGCGGCAACGACCGTGTTGACCCATCCCGCATCGCCGCTGCCAAGAAAGTCGGAAAACTGGACATTGCTGCCTACAATTAGATCATCATCGGTAAAGCTGGCTACAACCGATTTGGCCTCTCCCGGATCGATCTCGACGCTGCCCTCGCGCTGTACGATGATCCCGGCACAGGCCGCAGCGAAATCATTCTCCACATCCTCAAATTTCTCAGTCGCGAAAATCGCCCCGCCAATCCGGTAGCGCGCTGCTCCGCCAACGATTTCATCGCAAAGATTGGCGCGCGCAAACACGTTTGCAGGCGGTGCCTCGATCGCCGATAGGCCGCGTCCGATCAAAAGGCTTTGCGGCTCATCCACGCGGTTGCCCGCATAAATGCCGCGCACCCAATTGTAGCGGATATCGATAAGGTTCTCTGTCCACTGCCACGTAGAGGGATCATTGCGGCGGTGCGCGCCGCTGCCGCCAACGCTGGTGTCAAGCCGCGCCTGATAGCATTTGAGGCCCCGGACGATCCATTTGAACTGCGGGCGGCCGCTGGGCCAAACCGGATTGTCGGCATCGGGTTCATCGGCTTTGTATGCGGCCACGACATAGGCGACAGATCGGCCCCGATCATTCGCCGTCCATCCCGGCCCATTCGCGGTCAGATAGGTTGATGCGGTCTGATCGTATGTGCCCGATTTCCAATAAACCTCAAGCTGACCGTTGTAGCCAGCAACCGCCCCGTCACCAGTGAAGGCAACATAGGTGTCGCCGACATAAAACCCCTCCAGCGCGTCGCATTCGTGATCGGCCAGAGCGATGACCAAGACCTCCCAATCGGTGCCATCATCTCCGCCGTGATTAAAGGCATCGACCAGACTGCCATCTATTCCGGCGCGGCCCGCGATCGCGCCGCGCGGCACCTCGCCCAATTGCAGCTGCGCAGCAACTGCGGTGCGATCGCTCTGAGGCTGCTTAGGTCCGAGTAATGCGCCGCCGACCATTGAAATACCAGTGGCGATCAGAGCAAAATTGCCCGTCAACGCACCGCCTACGATTGCGGCCGCACCAACGATGACCCTGACGACCTTACTCATGCACCAATCCCCGCCATGCCGAATCCAGCGGTGGAGGCGGACCATGCGCACATCATTGCGCTGCGCGGCAAACGCTCGAGCCGTCCTTGTCCCGGCCCAACCAAAGTCGCCCCTTCAACCACCATCAAGCGCACGCCGAACGCTTTGTCTGGCAATCCGGCGACATCGCCGCGCTGCGCCAAAGCAGGCGCGGCCATCGCCATCCGGTCATCGAGCGCTGCGACCAACCCGCCAAGGCCGCGCGTGACATCCAGAGCCTCGCGCCGATTAGACCAGGTCGGAATTCCCGCGAGCAGATCAACGCCGGTCTGTGCCTCGACACAGCGAAGTGCGAAACTGACGCAATCGCGCCCACGGACCCAGCGATGCCCCCACTCGGCACGCGCATCGATCATCGCGATCAGCGCTGGAATATTGCGCGAAAGAGGAAGCGGCGGCACCGTCATCGTTGCTGCAAATCGGTGCCGCCACCGCCGCCATTGGAATTCGAGCGACCGCCGTTCACCACGCTGCCCGCCTGCGACGGACGCCGCCCGCCCCAATAAAGCGTCTTTTCCGCTGCGAATGCCGTGTTCTTGAAAAAACCGTCCAGCGGGTCGATCAGGCGCTGATCAGCATCCGACCGCATCCGCGCGCCTCGGCGGCCCAAACCGCGCGCTGGGGTTTCCAACGAAGCGCTTATTACCGCTTCGCCGCCAACCTTTTCGTTGCGTGGCAGGGTGTCGATACTCCCACGCGCCCAAACGTCATAACCCAACAGGAGCGTGCCGCTCTGATCGTAGACCAGTCGCCAAAGAACAGTCGAGGCTCCAGCGACCTCGCTGGCATCGAGCAGTGCCAGCGTCTCTGGATCGATGCCGGATAGGGTAAGTGTGATGCTCTGCGCAGCGCTCCCCAAGGCACCGCCCGCCACATTGACCAAGGCCCGATCGCCAACCGGTTCAAAATCATTGCCTTCGAGCGTTAAGAGATGATGCCCGCCCCACACCCGGATTGGCGGCGTGCTGGCAATCTCAACCGCGCCAACCACGATGCCTGTGCCATCGGCAAGCGCCGCAAGCGCAGCTGGTGCGATCGACTTCATGGGCGCAAATCCTGCACCGCAATGATGGTCGCTCCGCTCAAGATGTTGGCTTCAACAACCGGCCCCAGCTGCGATCCCTCGGTCACTTGCTGCATGACGCACATGGGATCATCGAGATGGGCGATCGCGCCTGCTGGAACGAGGTTCGTGTTGAGCGGCGGCTCAACCGTGGCCACCACCTGCCCGGCACCATCCGCCACAGATGGAAGAACCACGCGCGCCAAGGTCCGCCGCTCGTAAGAGCCGCTTACCGCCCCCGCAGCGTCCCATTTGAACCCAATGTAATCGCCGATCGACAAGGCCATGCCAGCAGGCAATCCGTTGAGCGTGACGGCGGCCTCGCCATCGGCGTCGATCGACTGGCTCCAGCTGGTCGCCGCGCCATTGAACGCGCCGCCACCAGCGCGGATCAAAGTTAGCAGATCAAACCGGTGCGCCAGCGGGCGGCGGCGTGTCGTATCATAGGCGTAGAACCGGCGAATGCGGCCGCGCAGCCGGGCAAAGAACGCGCGCCATAAATCCGCCGACGCCGGATCGCTGCGGTCGATATCAAATTGCGCGGCCCAAAGCGGCCAACCGGCCTGCACACCGCCCTGCTTGCCGCTGGCTTGGGGCGCGCTGTAATCGATGCGCTGCGGCTCAAAGCTCACTTGCGCGATGCCGGACAGTGTCTCTGGTTGATTAAGGATCATAACCCACCTTGCAAATTGATGATGCGGCGGCTGTCGGCATCTTGGATTGTGGTGATGATCGTGCCGGGCAGCTCTTGCCTTAACCGCCGTATTTCGGCGCGCACCCGCTCCAGCCCGGCTGCATCCGCGCCGGTCGCATCGATGCTGATAGGAATGGAAACGCTGGTGCCTGCGCCGCCATCAGCGCCTGTCATCTGGCGTGTCTTGCCAGCGGGGACCACATTAAGGCCGCTGGACGTGGCGAAGACCGCCTCTGGCCCTTCCTCGCCCACGATGCCAAATTGACCGTTCGGGATCAGGCCGCCGGTCGCAAAGAACCCAGCGAACAACTCGCCGATGCCGCTGATCGATCCGCCAAGATCGCCTCCCCCACTACCACCACCGCCAAACAGACTTTCTGCCAGTGGTTTGATGATCGCTTGCTGTATCGCGATCCGCAAAAGATCGGAGATAATCTGGTCCGCGACGCTGGAAAAAACGTCACCCAGCGATTGAACCCCGGTGATCACGTCGATCAGGCCTTCGTTCAGGTTCTCCAGCCCGCTGATTGTAATCCCGTCAATTGCCTCGTTGAGCTGCTCTTTGCTTAGATCAAGTCCGCGCAGATAACCTTCGACGCTTGTCTCATTCGCCCGGGCGACTGCGGCCCGGCGACCGGCAGAGGTATTGCGGATAGCGGCCAGCGCCACTTCCGCCCGCTCTTTTTCCGCTTGGGTAGCGGTTTCACTGAAGATAATCGCAAGCAGTCGTTGCCGCAGGAATTGTTCTTCCGCCTCTAGTGTTTTGAGCGCAATCGCCTTGCGATCCGCCTCTGTGTCCGCCAGCTCGAGTTCAAGGTCGAGCGCCTCGCGGGTGTTGGTGTATCGCTCTTCGGATAGCGCGCGGGCTTCGCTTTCAAGTTGCCCGCGCTTGTTAAATTCGACCACCTCGCGCTCAGCCATCGCCAGCCGTTCTTCAGCAGCGATCAACTCTCCCTTTTGAACATCGCTTAGGTGCTCATCAGCCTCGATTTCGGCTTGTGCAGTGCGGCGGCTCAATTCGACTTGGCGCAGCTGAAGCTTAGCCCGGTCCTCGGCATTTGTTGCGATCTGGGCGCGCGCCTGCAAAATGCGTTGAGTGACCGCCACCAGATCGGCCTCATAGCGCGAATTGATCTCTGATTGTGATGGCCCGCGTGAACCGCGCCGCGATCGGGCGCGAGAATTTCGGGCGCCGGGCTTGTCCGGATCATCAACCAGATCGCTAATGCCAAGCAACTCGCGGTCCTCGGCCGTTGCTTCATCATTCAAGAACCGCAGCATCGCCTGATTGCGGTCGAGGTTGACGTTCTCAACGCCCAGATTGGCGATGGTGCTGGAAAGTTGAATTTCGTCGTTCGCGCTGATCGATCCTGACGCGCGCAGAGCGCCGAGCTGTTCGGTAGCCTGTTGCGCCGTGATCGAGCCATCCAGCATACCGCGAACGATATTGGCGGTGTCGGTTTTCTTCCTCAAAAGACCTCGCCCCGAACCGGGCGTTCCGCCCGGAATAGGGAGGCCAAACAACCCGCGCACCAACTCGGTTTCACCCGCTGCGCCTTCTAGATCGCCGCGCAGCTCCTGCGTCCGCTCACGCGAGCCTTGAACGGCGGCCAGCGCCTTCGCCTGCGCCAGCAACAGCAACGCAGTGCGCTGCCGATCGATGCTGCCGGTTGTTGTGTCGATCACGCTGCGCAGGATGTCCTGTGCATCGCCCAGATTGTCGGATGCGAACTCAACCGCCTCCAGCGCATCTTCCGCCTGAAACAGTTTGGCGATAAACGGCGTCAGGACGATCGCGGCTGATGTAAGCGCGATGCCCCAAGGACCACCGAGGAAGCCAGCAAGCTTGCTGGTCCCGCCTGTCATCAACTGCACCGCTTGGACCACTTGACCCGATTGCGAGGCGAAGATTTGCATCGGCCGCGCGCCCAGTGAGTACATTGTGGCGACATCGTTGAGCTGAAAGCTCAGCTGCTGCATCCCGGCGCGCTGCGAACCTGCTGATTGAGTGACCTTCTTGCCGGTTGCCTGAAACCCGTCTCCCATCGTTTTGGCGCTGCGCCCGGTCTGCGACATTTCGGTGGCGAGCTTCTTGCTGCTGCCCGATGTCTTATCCATCGACGCGCCAAGCTGCTCAGACGCGCCTTTTGCCCGGTTCACATCCGAATAGAACGTGCCGTCATTGGTGCGAATGTTGAGGAGAGCATCGCCAAGCGTTTCAGCCACCGGAGGCCTCCGTCGCTGGAGCGGCCAAGCGCACGCCTATGCCCATTCCGGCCATATCTTGCACAGTGGCGCGGCGCGCAGGCTGACTGCCGGTCTGAGACCCGTCATTGGCGCGTCTTTGCAGGGTGCGGATCGCGTCGGTCCGTGCTTGCTTTTCCATATTGCCGCCCGCGATGCTGCCGACGCGGATGGCGTCGAGCTGCTCGCTGGCTTGAAGCCGCGGCATCATCCGGATGTAGGCCCTAACAAGGCCCGCAGGGATTTGATCCAGCCAGCTCGCGGGGCTGCCTCCATAGAAGCGTTGAAGTTCGGGGATGACTTTGCCCCAGTCGGTGCGGGACTGGCGTCCGCTTGCGGGCGGAACAGCGTCTCCATGTCCCCGCTGGCTTTGTACATCGCTCCCGCCACTGCCATCTTCTGTCGCAGCGAGAGTCCGGTAAAAAGGTCGACGATCGCCCAATGATGCGACCCGCTCAGCTTGGCCCAAACGGTATCGGGAACGCCGACAGCAATTTTGCGCGCTGTCCGGTTGATCAGCTGCTCCAGCTCTTCCTCGGCCTTGGCGCTGTCGTCCTTTTCCAATTCATCGATCCGGCGGCCATCGCGGCCAAACCGGGCCTGCGCGATCACGCTCAATTCATTGGGATGCAGGATTTCGAACTTCGCCTCATCGATGTTGATGAGCGGGCGAACGACAAGCGTGTCGAGATCGAGCAGCGCCGGGCGATCCGGCTCATCGATGGCGGCGGGCTGATTGTCGGCGGCTTGGGTGTCCGGGGCGGGCATGCCGGTTTCCTTTGGCTGGAATTGTGAGGCGGAAAGGTTGGTCGGGGCAGACCCAAGAGGACTAGAAAAGTGCCTGCCCCGTTAGGCTGCGATCAGGGCAAAGCGTCCTGATGTTGCGCGACGAAACGCCCGAAACGCTCTTCTTCGCTGGATGCGCTCAAATCCTCGAGCGCGGTCAATTCGAGCGCGAGAGCCGCGCCGCTGCCGCCCTTGCGGAAGACTGGCTCGGCGCTGCCGCTGTCATAGCACCGGGGCACTTCGTACTGCGCGTTCATCGTCTCATCGTAAGGCGACTGGCCGCGCACCAGCAGAGCGAATTCGCGTGTCCGGCCGACGCTTTGCGACAGGCCGATCTTCTTGCTGCCAGCAGTGCCTGAACCGGCTGCGACCGTGGTCACAGTGTTGCCGTTGAGCGCGTTCTTATACTGCTCGAGAGTGAGATCGAGCAGCGTCAGCCGGACCATCATATCCTCTTCGCGCAGGGTCGATTTAACCGGGCCAGTCGCGCCAGCGGTGCGGACCTTGTCGTAGCTTTTCGAATGGGAGACGGTGACGCCGCTCTCTTCGTAAGACCGGTCGCCGTTCGTGCCGAGCAGCTCCCAATTGCCAGCGGGTGCGGCATCGATATCGGGGAAGGCTTCGCCGATCGGGGCGATGTAAACCTTCATCGGTGCGGTGATGATTTCAAAAGGTGTCATGACTTGGTGCTCCTAAGATGACGAGAGAATGGGATGAGAAAGGCAGGTGCCCGCCATCATTGCGGCGCGCAGGGTGCGGCTGAATGAAGCGAAGCGCGGAAAAGCGCTGCGGCCAGAGAGCGGCGTGGTCATCACGTCACAGCCTCCAGTGCGTGCAGGATTTGAAAGGATTGGATCGCGCGCGGCCATTCGGTCTGCGGCTCGCGGCCGGTCGCCGATCCGCCCGCGCTGTTGGCCCAATGCAGCAAGACGCCGCCGTGAATCGACCGGCGCAAACGCTTCAGATGCAGCGCGACCTCGGACATCAACTGGCCCGCCTCGCGCGGTGTCTCGCCGTAGGTAGTGATATCGACCCGGCGTGTGTCGGTTTCGACCGTGCTGCCGCTTGCCAATGAAATGCCGCCCGACGATTGGACCAGAACCGCCTTGCGCGGCATGAAGTCTGTCTCATCGTCCGGCAGCTCGCCGCCGAAAAACCGCGTGCCCGCCAAAGCGACAACATCCGCGCCGGTGGCGAGATAGGCCATCACGCCCGCTTCGAGATCAGCCGCCGCCATTACGAAGCGCCCTGAGAGGCCGCTGAAGAACCGCTCAGCTTCTCATAAGCCTTGCGAATGTTGCCAGCGAGAGTGGGGTAAATCGCGTCCGCAGCGGGGCGCAAATACGGCCGTTTGGGGATCACGACTTTCTTGACGAAGCGCACGCTGCCATCAGGCTGCGGGATAGCCAGCGCCTTGGCTTTCTTCGGCACGATAATGCCGCCGCGCTCGTGGATCAGGGCATAGACGACGTCCTTCGATCCCCAAGTGCCCTCGACGCCGCCTTTCACTTCGGTTGCGAACTTGGCGATGCCAATTGAACCTTCGAGCACGCCGGTCCGGTTCTTCCACGAGTGATTGGCCTTCGCATGAACGACGCAGGCGGACATCGTCGCATTGACGCCCAGCTTCTGCGCCTTGCGCATGGTCTCGGTCAAAGCCGCGCCGTTCCATTTGAGGGATTGCTCAGCCATCAGCTGATCCTTTGGATGGCGGCTTCGCCGTGCGTGTGCTTGTGCTGAATCGGGCCTTCGACTTTGAGCCGCCCGTCCATCACAAGATCGCCATTGCGCTTTTCAATGCGGGTGATCACGTCGCCTTCGCGCAGGTCCGCGCCGAGAAAGATCATCATGCGCGCATCTTCGAACATTGCGGTCTTTGTGCCGTCGACTTGCTCCCGGCTGCTCGTTGACCAGGCAAAGCATTTCAGCGCGCTGTACAGCTCCTGAAAATCAGGCGCGACCGGGTTGCCCCACGCGTCTTTGGCGGCGGCGACATTGCGCTCAACGCGCGCACGGTGGGTGAGGCGGCCCGCGATCACGCGATCCAGCCTTTCGGCAGGCGGCGCTCGATCCGGTACCAGAATTCATAGTGGTCTAGGATCGGGTTAAGCCAATTGGTCACGATGCAGAAATTGCGGCGATGATCGGGAATGTGATGGACCGCATGATGCCCCGGCGATTGGATCACACCCCAATCCTGAAGCGTGCGCGCCCAAACCGGCAGCATTGTGCGGCGATGCGCCCAAGCGTGAATCTCGTTTGCCATTGCCCCGCCGACCGCCGCTGCCCAGATCAACGGATGCGACCCGAAGAGCAGGAGCAGCGCGGCGGCCAGCGGAACGACGACAGCCCACGTCGTCCAATTGCGTTCGACAAAACCGCTGTCCAAAAACAGGGTCGGCACATCATGATGGATCAAATTGGGCGTGAAGATTAGCGGGCCAAGCACCGGCCAATCCTCGCGGCCCGGTCCAAAGCGATCCTCAATCCAGTGCAGCACACCAGAGAGGAAATCGGCCAGCAGCCAGCCAAGGAAAAGCTGAGCGAGGAAAGAGGCGATTGCGAGTAAGGTCATGCTGGCCCCACTTCGCCTTGATCGACGCGGCGGAGGATCATCTCCCAATCACCTCGGTTCTCCCCACCCCACTCGACTTCGCTGTGAGTGAGATGAAGCTCACCGGCGTTGGCTTCAAAAGCCATCCGGTAGAGCGCGATCGAGCCGTGCATGGACATCGCGATAGGCAACGGCATCTCGCGGTTGCCAGCATGGGTATCGACCTGCCTTCCAATCTGAATGAGATACGACCGAGCAAAACGCCCTAGAGCTTCATCCGTCAGCTCTAAGAATGCCTTTGGCCGATCCTCCTCCGCGATGGTTAGTTTGGTTTCGCCGCTCACGAGATCACCATCCCGCGCCGGTCTTCGAGCGCTTGCATGATCTTCTCACGGTCAGCTATCGGATCGCCCGACAAGGTGAAGGCGTAGTCGCCCGCCTTCTCGCTCTTCAGCCCGCCGCGATAAGACAGGTCGAGCTGGATCAGCTTGATCGTCACCTCATCGCGCTGCGCAGTCGGAACGATCGGCGTGTAGGTGACGTTGACCATCGGCGCCCAAAACTGCGCGCCATTCGGGCCAAGCGACAATCGCTGAAGCGTCCGGCCGCCATGCAGGATGCGATAGTCACCAGCCGCCAAAGTGGTCTCATCCTCAGACGCGCCCGTGTTGGCGGGATTGCGCTCGATGATGGTGATCGGCTGCGCCGTGTCGACCGGCCGCAGAAGGCGCAGATTGCGCATGCGGCCGGACGTTGGATTGACCGGATCGCCGATATCAACGGAGGTTTCGCCCGCCGGGCCAAAGCGCGCGCCGATCTCTTCGGTGATCGCATCGATCATCGATTGCAGCTCGGCATCGGAAAGGTCACTTCCCGTGCGCTCTTTGACCCGGTCGAGCAAAGCCATCAGGCGGCCTCGTCTGCTTGAACGACCGGTGCAGCGTCTTCCACTTCGACAACAGCAGGAGGCCGCTTGGTCGCGGCTTTAACCGCCCACATGGCCCCGTCTTCGATCGACGTTTGAGCGAGCGACTTAAGGCGAGCGACCTCACCATCGTGCCGTGCGACAAACTCTTCGCCGCCAAACCGAACACCGATCTCCTCAATCGTATCGATCAAGTCGGCCGCCTGACGCTTAAGCTTGTCGACCACCACATCATGGCTAGGATTGAAATCAACCCCGACACGGAACTCGCCCTTGCTTTGGACCTCGAGCGCCCTCATTCCGCATCGCCCGTTTGAGCTTTTGCAGCAGCAACGACAGCAGCCCAATCAAAGTTCGGCGGCGTCTTTTCCAATTGAGGCGGGCTGGCAGGATCAACAGCCGCAAGCGCAGCAACATCGGCGACACCCGCTGCGACAAGAGCTTTGGCGGTGGCAGGGCCAATGCCGTCGATATCGGTCAGGGCGGCAGGCTTCGCCTCGCCGCCCGATCCGCCCTTGTTATCTGGTTTCTCACCGCCCTTGTTGGCGGGTGTTTTACCGCCTTTGTTGGCAGGAGGCGCTTTTTCCTTGCCCTCGCCCTGCGCCTTGCCCGACGCCTTCGCGCGGCCCTTGGTCGGCACCTTGCCATCGACGATGCCGAACCGCTCGCAAGCGGTGGCCGGGATTTCATCACCTTTGCCAGCGTAAAAGAACGCGGCGTCTTCGTGGCCCTCGGCCAACACGGCGGTCTTGCCCGCGTTGAGGAACATCCGCTGGGCGGCGATTTGATTGGTCTGTGTCATTGATTGTCTCCAGTTGGCTTTCCCATCCGCTCGCCCCGGATCAGGTGGAGCGGATGGAAAAGCCGGGGCCGATCCCCGCGATGGAGAACCGGCCCCAGCGACTGGGCCAATTAAGGGGCGTTAAGGCCGGTGACGGCGTGGAAGGCAGCCGGGCGACCGATCTGCAAAGCGGCGCGCATATCCGCACGCACGGTGCGCTTGCCTTCGCCGAATTGCGTGTTGACGTAGCCGACTTGGATGTCGATGCCGCGCCGCTCGAACAACATGATCCACGCTGGCATGAAGCTGCCGACAAGAGCGGTCTGCTCCGCCAAGGCATCGTTCTTGACGATCGGAAGACCCCAAAGGCGCTCTGGACCCGCGTCAGCTGGGCTGCCGTAGAGATACAGGCCGTCGACTGTTTTCTGGAGCCGGATGCGCTGCCAATCGAGCGGATGCATATTGATGTGCGTTGCGATTGCACGGCCAATCAGGCCGATATTCGTCATCGCCTTGTAGATCGCATCCATCTGAGTGTCCGCTCCGCGTGCTGCGGTCTGAATACCAGAGGTATTTAGGATGCCGCGAAGGTTTGGTGCCAACCCATCGCCGCCCAAACATTGCTGATCGAGGCGTTGGCGCACACCGTAAGCAAGGCGGCCGTTGATGTAACTCTCGACGAGAGCGGCATCTTCGAGCTGCTCATCCGTCACCGGCACGCTGTCGCTGATCTTTTGAACCGGGACAGACTTTTCGGTGAAAGCGAAGGTCGATTCTTTGAAAGCGGTGCCCTCGGCAGTTTCAGCAGCCGCGTGCGTGCGAGTGGTCTCCTCCATGTAAGGAACAGCCGCCTGCGACGTGCGGCCCATCGGGATGATATCGAGCAGCTGGAGTGGGCGAGTGGCCGCCTCGACAAAGCCGGGGAGGCGAACGCTCTCCGGCGCAAAACCCGCCGAAGTCGTCATCAACGCTTTGTTGCCGATCGTATCGAACTGTGCCGCCTTGGCGAGAAAGTCAGAGGGAGCATAATCCTCCAGCTTGATCGTTTCCCCATCGGCCGCGCCGCGCTCAACGAAGTCCTTAAAGGTCTTGCTCTCAATCGCCTGCTGGCCGAGCGATTTGAACTGACCCTGATTGGCCGGGAAGCCGCCTTCGCCACCTTGGCCGCCCAGACCCGGCAGCGGGAAGCCGCGCCGACCTTTTTCAAGGCGCTTCACATTGTCGGAGGCCTCTTTGATAGAGCGCAGCTCTTCAGCGCGCTCGCCCAGCTCATCCAGTTCGGCGTTGCGTTCTTTCACCGCAGCGACAAAATCGCTGGACGATTTGATGCCAGCGCCAAACGATTTCACATTGGAGTGATCGTAAGTGCCTGCGTCGGTTTCGGCCTCACTGAGACCTTCACGAAGCTCTTTCGACTTCGCCTGCATTTTTTCTTGGACCTGCTCCAGAGTCAGGGTCTTGATATCGGACATTCGTCATCTCCACTGAGCGCCCGGCGACCGTGCCGAGCTGAGTTGAAATCAGTGGAGTTGGTATGAAGCGGATGCAGGACGGCCCGCGCCCCGGAACGCGTTCCGGGGCGGGAAAAGCCAGTCGTTTTGGATATGCCTCCGACCTAGAGGCTTTGGCTTGATCTGGCAAACTGATCTCTCGATCAATGCGCGGCGATGGCGGTGAGGATTTGCAAATCGCAGGCCGGACCTCAAACCAAAACGCCCCAGACGGCCAAATAAGCGCCCTAAGAGGCGCATCGAGGCAATTCTCCGCCTCATGACAGCGGAAAGGCCTTCTAAGCGGCTCCTAGGGCGTTTTTCAGCGCAGCGGATTGAGGGGCGCTCTAGACGCCCAATCGCATCCGGGCATCGCGTGTCAGGTGCCGAGTGACCTCATGCTCGATCGCAGCATTGGCCTTTGCCTCTGCTTCTGCCGGATCGATCAGCGCAACACCCAAGGCCGCATGGATTTCGCCCAGCTGCTTGCGCCCGGTTGCCGATAGCAGGCCGGGATCGCCTTTCAGTGTATCAGCCATCTCGCCCAGATGATTGATCACGGCGTCAAACTCGCCATCCTTCAACTGAGCTTTGAGGTTCTTCATCGAGAGGGTGCCCGTCGTGGTGCCCGCCCCGCGAACAACAGTGCTGACCTCATGGACATCAACCTTCTTCAGGATGCGGCCCTTTCTCAGTTCACGAAACACTCTCTCAAACTCGAGAGCGGTGTAGCCGTATGACCATTCTTGAATGGGCGAGCCATTCGCAAGATCGAACTTAAGCGCCGAATGCCATTCCCGTCCGGCCTGAACCTCGAGGTTCAGATGCAGCTCTGCAAAGGCGAAATCCCCGTCTTCGAAAATGCGCGCTTTTCCGAATGGGATCATATTGAGGTTGTGCGCAGTGAGCAGCTGCGCCCATTGCTCCTTCCAAGCGAAAGCGCCCTTTGCATAGCCATCGTTGTCGTTGTCGACTTTCGACAGATCAGCAATCAGCGCGAGGCCTTTGCCGGTGTCGTCCATTTCGGTGACGGTCAAGTTCTTGGTCAGCATCATTGGTCTCCTAAAGTTCAAAATGCGGCGCGAGGCTCAGTGTGCAGTTCGGCCGCATCGTGTCCGCCATCGTTTGCGCGTCGTCGATCGACACAATCTTTCCATCGCGGGCGATATGGCTCAGCTCCGATCGCGGCTCTCCGAACCGGCCATCAAACACCATCATCTTTTCCACGCCGCCCGCGCGCGCCGCCTGAAGCGTGGAGATGTTTTGCGCGTATTTGGTTTCGGTCCGGGCAATCATCAGCGCCCGCGCCTCGGCATTGATACGCGGTCCGCCTTCGACTTGATTGGCAATGCGATTGGCCAGCGCCTGCGCGCCTTCGCCCGCTGCGCGCCCTTCGGCCAGCGCCTGGAAGATCGCCTTGCGGGTCTGCGCATTCAGATCGAGCAGCCCGGCGCGTGTGCCGCCCGCTGCGATGATTTGGCGCATGACGGGATCGGGAAGATTCGTGCCAAAACCCGATTGTTCAATCGCCTCCGCCGTCTCGCGCGCCACAGCCAGATATTGCGCCTGGTATTTGCTGGAGAGATCATTCTCCCACGCTTCGATATTCAGCAGCTCGATGATCTGGCGGATCAGATCGTCATCCGCCTTGGTCTCGGATAAGCCAGCGGGCTTGATCCCGGCCTCAAGCAGCGAAGCGGTAGGCCCATCAGAAAACGCTTTTTCGCCAGTCGCCCGCAAAACGTCGCGGGCAATTCGGCCGGCTAAGTCGCCCCAGCCTTCGAAGGTTGGGATTAGGACGCCATTAAACAGGCTTTCAAGGGCGCTTTGTTGCCGCTGAAGCGCCGTGACCAAGATCAATCCGCGCTCGATCGCCGCCTCGCTGGCCGCTGTCGCATCATCGGGCAACCAGTCTGGCCCGACCGGGTTATCGCTTTGCTGCTTCACCTCTGGTGCGGGCAGTGACTTTTGCCCCTCGATCTCGATCACCTCACCTTCAGGTTCGGGTTCGGGTTCGGGTTCGGGTTCGGGTTCATCGGCTGCTTTGGGGCGAGGCAAAGCAACCGCTCCAGCCTGCGCCTCTGGCACCACGATCTTGTTGAAGCTGCGCAGATAGTATTTGTGGCGATCTTCGGCCTCGCGACCGGTTTCGGTCAGATACTGCCAATGCGTGATGGCGCCTGCCTCAAATTCCTTCAGCTTGCGATCGGTCTGCCGGTTCTCATCCTCTTGCAAGGCGAGGACGTTGTCCGTGTTCCAATACAGCTCGACCTTCACGCGCGCGGCCTGACCACGCTGAAAATCGGGCAGCAGGCTGCGGCCCAGCTCATCGATCAACTGGCGGCCGAGCGGCAGCACGCCGTTGTGCCACGCCAGCTTGCGCAGCTCCTCCATCGTCGCGCCGACTTTGGTCTGTTGCATCCCAGCGCCAAACCCAACAACAGCAGCCGGAACGCCGATCACCACGCAAACGCGCTCTTCGGCAACGTCGCGCCCTTCGGACAAGTTCATCGATTGCGGATCGAACCCGAATTGCTGCACGTCGGTCGGCGCGCCAAAGACCACCGGACCGCCGCGATTGTCGCCGCCGAACGCTTCCTGAAACCACGTCTTTGTCGCAGCGACATCATCGGTGGATGGCATCGCGCCGCCCTTCGGGCTGATCACAACACCGGGCACACCCATATTGCGCAGCAGGCTGGCGACAAAATTGCTGGCCTCCAGATCGGTGAATATCTCGCGGATCACCCCATCAAGCGCAGAGATGCCTTTGAGCATGTTCTTGGGATTGATACCGTCGCGGAAGTGAATAACATCATCCGGATCGATCGGCATGCGCCCCATCCCCGTGCCGGGCGTGTATTCATAATGCGAGATGAAGTCGCTGCCATCCAGCGGCGCTTTCGGCTCCATCATCCACCACGGCACCCACCACAGCTCAACCGGCTTGCCAGCCGCATTGCGCACTTTGATCCAATAGGCGTTGCCATCGACGATGAAGGACAGGATCGTCGCGCCCCAAAGCGCAATGTCGCCATAGTACGGATTGGGCTTCTGGATCAGGTCGAGCAGATCGTGACTGTCGATATCCTCCATCGATCCGTCTGCTTCGACACGCCGCATGGAAAGCTTCGCCTCGGGCAAGGCGCGCTGTAGCCAGCGGATCGGACCGGTGACGACGCTGCTATCCAGACCGTCGCCGACCTCGCGCCGATAATTGAACCGGGTGCGCTTGAGCATCCACTCAAACGCGCCAGACTGGCCCGGATGACGCATTTGTGTGACGCGTTCCATGATCTGGCCAAAACCAGCGGCGAGCGCCTTGGTGAAGAAATTGGCCATCAGAGCAGCTCCTTCAGTGCGGTTTGCGCCTTTTCGGAGAGGAAGATTCTAGCGTCCGGTTCACTGATCCGACGCTCGATCAGCAAAAGCTTTTCACCTTCAACCTTAGCGAAAACCGACCGGCCTCCACGATGGCTCAAAATATGCGTGCCCTGCTTCATCCCGGTATCCAGTTCTGATCGAGTTCTAGTGTTGGCAGCCCGCCCATCGGGCCAATCAGTGGACGCCACGGTCCGCCCGCCTGATCCGAGCCAGCGTGAATCGCCAGCGCAAGCGCCCAGAAACGGTCGGCGTGGCCATCGGGCGTTCGCTCGGCGGTAAATCGGATGTTGCCCGCTGCCGTCACTTGCTTGGTGACGCTGCGCAGATCGGCACGGACCTTGGGATCGTAGGGGATACGTATCTTGCGATCCTCCATCACGCCGCGAACCGGATATGCCAAAGCCTCCTTGGTCTGCGTGGTGAAGTTGACGCATTCGTACCTGTACTTGCCAAATCGCGCCTGAGCATCGTCGCCCCATCCGATACCAAGCCCGGTGTAATCCTGCGCAGCACGCCCGCCAGATGCCAACACTCGCTCGACAATTGGCCAGATCACCTTTTCCTGATCCGGTTTGCTCATATTTTGCAGCGCTTCGATCTGGCGAGTGTAAAATACGTCGCCCAGCCTCTCGATGACCCAGATAACAGTCAGGTCTTTCTTTCGACCAATATCAATTCCGACGAACAACTGGCCGCCTTCAGTCTCCTGCCAGTCAGTCCCGTTCGGGTATTCAGACCGGGTGATCAGCTCGTATTCGAGGAATGCGGCGTCATCATCCGCAGGCTTGCACATATATTCCTGAAGGAAGCTTTCCTCATCGACCGTGCCCGCTTTGACCCAATCGTAATACGCAGCCTCGTCCATCGGCATTCGTTCATCATCGGCGGACAAAACTTGCTGCAACTTCCACAGAAAACCCTGATCGAGGGCATCCTGAAGCGTAACAGTGTGCAGGCTGACGCCTTTTGGATTGCCGCCTTCTTTGATCTCGCGCACCAGTTGGTTGAAATAATTCTGACTGCCGCGGTGCGTGCTGATCACCTCCATCGCGCCGCCCCAAGTGATGCCGGGATAGGCAATCGTCCAAAGTTTGCGCGGATCGGGATGCAGCGCGAATTCATCGAGCACACGCCCGCCGCGTTTACCTGCCTGCGCGTTCGGATTGGACGACATCGAATTGACGCGGCGATTGTTGGCGAAGCGCAAAACATACGCCGTCTGCCGGTCGCGCGGATCGAGCACTTGCTCGCCCAAATCCTCTGCCGCGAATTGCAGATTGCCCGCCCACAATTTGCAGTCCTCTAGGAATAGCTGCGCCTGAATATCGTCGCGCGAACTCACCCATTGATCAAACCGCGCACCCTGCAATGCGGTGCGCTGAACACAGGCATAAGCCGTTGCCCAGGACAAGCCGATCTGGCGGCTTTTCTCGATCAGCTTAAGGCGCGCCTCGTCCCTGATCCACGCCGATTGATACGGCAGGAAAATCGCATCGGTGTCTTTGGGGACGCACTTGGCGTTGCCTTTGGGCGATTTGGCCATCAACCGAGCCTCCCACATTCCCAGTCACACCATTCGGTGCCAGCCTGCGAGCACTGGCCATCAGCCCCTAAACCGCAATCATCGAACGCTGCGCAATCATCGAAAGGTTCACAGTCATCTTGATAGATGAGCCAGTCGGGTTCTCTATCCATCAACCTTGCCCCAGCAGCGCATCATTGATCTTGGCGATTGCCTCTGGCGAAACGCCGTTTTTCTTGGCCGCTGCGCCCACTTTGGCGGCGGCCTCGGCCAACTTCTCATCAAGCTGCCGCTGTAACCGCTCGCGATATTCGATGCTGGTCTTTTGCGCGCCGACCGAGGATTGCAGCGCTCGGCTGATTTCCATGATGCCTTTGGTCGACAGCTCGCCATCTTCCAGCAATTCAAATGCCGCGATCTTGACCATCTCGGCGATCATCACCGTCATTTCATCGGCGTCTTTTGCGCCCATTCCCGCTGCAAGCTCACCGGCGATGCGGCGGGTCTCGTCCTGTTTTTTCCATTGGAGCGATTTGCGCAGGGAATACCGATTGAACGCTGACTTGCTGATCGAGCCCAAAGCGGGATCGATATCGGCCAGCTTTTCATTGAACTCAGCGAGGATGACAGTGGCAGGCAAAGTGCGCTCGCGCAGCTGTTCCAGCGCCCAGACAATCGCAGGCTCCGCCTCATCCGGCAGCAGATCGATCGAGGACAGCCGTCCCCGGCCTTCGCGCTTGTCAGCTGCCGACGTCATCTACTCGGCCTCCGCTGGCTTCATCACCCCAGCGAGGAACGAACGCTCCTCGATGTGATCGCGGCCCGGCCGTTCAAGCCGGGCGATCAACACCTTGTCTCGGCCGCCAATAGTGACCGCACCAAGCGTCTCCAGCTTGCGCAGCTGCGTTTCGATCCAGTCGCGGTCGCGGCGCAGCTCGTAGCTATCCAGCACGCGCTTGATCAGCATGATCGACAACCGGCCATCGGGTTGCTGCGCCAGTTCCTTCAGGATGTAGAGGCGCGCCTCTTGTGCAAGCGCATTGGCGACGTCTTGCGAAAAGCTCATTTTGTCATCCCCTTCGGAACCAGAACGCTGTACATTCTGTCCACTTGCTGGCCGACGTGCTCGACCGTTTTGGCGGTAACTGCGGCGCGGGTCGCGTGCTCAGCCAATCGGTCCGACATCGCGTGCTGACGCGCCTCTAAATCCGGCAACGCGGAGCTGATCGATTTGATGCGGCGTTCCAGTCGCTCTTCCATTCGATCAATATCCTCTTTGTTCGCGGCAACGCGTTCGATCTGCTCAATCCGATCCTCGATCTCGCCAACCTTGCCCTCAACCCCAGCAAGCGCGCCTCCGAATTCGGTCAGCCGCTTGTCGAGGCCGCCCGTCCCGACCGGGTTGCGCGCGCCGCCTTTCCAGATCGCAACGGCAATCCCGATGGCGATGAAAGCGATAATCGCCACTTCAAGAAGGTCACTGCTATTCATTGTTGATCCGGTCCTTTGCCGATTGTTCCAGCCGCGCCACTGAACGCGCGCCGCACAAAATCTTTCACTTGGTCGCCAAACAATTCCAGCAGTGAGAAACCAGAAAACCCAAGGCCGATGGCCACCACGAATGCGAACAGCCAGCTCGGCTGCGATTCGACGATCCAAAGCTCCACCACGACCAACATGATCAGCGTGACGAGACCGCGCAGCTTCCAGCCCAATTCCGCCTCTGACTTTCGGGTGAACGGACGCGAGGCTGCAATTCCAAGCGCGCCGAGCACGCAGGTCACAACCGGCACAGGCAAACCCCAAAGATCGACCAAAAACCGCTTGCCCAGCGGTATCGCGGCCTCAGGCACAACGATTGAGACTGCCAGCGCAGGCAGCCAGAATGAGAGGAATTTGGGAAAGGTAAAAGAACCGACCATCAGCGCCGCCTTCGCTCAACCACAGACTGGCATGAGATGCAGCGGGTTGCCGATGGCATGGCCTTACGGCGAGCTTCGCCAACCGGCTCCTCGCAATCCTCGCAGAATTCGACGCCGATGCCTTTTAGGTTGGATCGGATGCGCTCAACCGCCTGCTCGGCCCGCGCGCGCTCAAACGCCTCATTGCGCTCCAACAATCGTTCACTGCCCTGCATCGCTGACCTCCTGCGGCGTGAACGGCACTGCCGCTTGGCCCAAATTCCAATCGATCAACGCATCAAGCTGGATGGCTTGCTCTGTTGCGATCAGGGCTTCATCGATCGTGAGACAGACGAAATCAGAGGGGCAGACGTTTGGTCCGGCAGGAAGTTCAGGATTGCCGGGCGCTGCATCAGCGCCGGTGGCGGTGTCGCCGGAACCGGGCAGATTAGCTGCGCCGGGACCGCTGGTATTGATTGGGGCGGCTCGAAGCGCTCCGGCCCGCAAGCGGTCAGCGTTAGCGCGAACAGCAGCAATGCGGCTCTCATAATCATCGATCGTCTCCTGAGTGATGGCGGCCTGATCGGCCTCAACGCGGGCGAGGTTCGCCTCTGCATCGCGCTCAGCCTGCTCGGCAGCAGCTAGATAGCCCGCGACGGTCTGCTCGAACGCAGCCTTTGTGGCATCGCGTTCGGCGCGTGCGGTGTCGCGCTGGCTCTCCGCCCCCCTGACTTCTTCGCGCATGGCTGGCTTGATGATGATGGCATTGACTAGAAAAAGCGCAAAGAACCACACCAGCGGCCCGTTGCGCCAATCACTAAGCAGCCATTTAAGCACCGCTGATAGGGCGCTCAGGACACGCTCAAGCGCGCCTGACAATAGGAGACGGATGGCGGTGAACATCAGGCGCGGCCAAGCTCATCGGCTCGGTTGAGCCAACCGCGCAGGAAGCGCCGCTGGCTCGGATTGCGCCGAACGATCGCGCGGTACCGGTTTTTGACAGCAGCTCGGAATGCCTCAACGAAAGCAAGCATAGGGAAGGCCTCAAGCACGTTCTTGAGCGCCTCGGTGGTCTTCACCCCGATCCGGCCGTCCTCCTCAATTCGCAGCGACGCGGTCCGGGCAAGCAGTGAATTGATGGCCTGCTGCAACAGCTTGCGCGCGGCGTGATTGCCTCCATTAACGCCCTGATCAAACACCATCTCGCCGATCGGCTCAGGAAAGCTGTCGCAATCGAGCACCTTCCAAAAGTGCTCATAGTAAAGCTGGGTCGCATGTTCGATGGTCAACTTGCGGATATCATGCTGATCGATATCGCCATCCATATCGAGGTCGAAATCTGCGAAGCCATCCGCGTCCTTGTCGATCTGTCCGGCCGATACGAGAAAGCGAAGCGAGATGCCATATTTGGTGGCTCCGCCGCGATCGACAGGATCGTTGACCCAGCCGCCCTCAATCCCGAGCAGCGGCCAAAGCGCGCGAACGTATCGCAGCGGATATTGCACGATGATCTTGTTAGGGATGCTGTTCTCGGTCATGCCGAGTGTGATGGTGGAAAGTGGGGTTAAGCCGCGCCCCGGAACGCGTTCCGGGTGTTAATCAAACAGGCTGGCTTGGGTGTCGTCCCGCAACTTCGCTTTGCGCTTGCGGACACCGCGTGTTGTGTAGCGAGAGGCCAGCGCAATGTCACGCTCACTGGCTCCGTCCTTGATCATCCGGTCGACTTTCGCCCGCGCGGTCTCTTGGTGTCCAGCTGGTCCGATCGGCAAATCTATGCGCGCGCCGCCGATGAAACCGCCTGTCAATTCATCACCGATCGCTTGCGCCGCCTCTTCACCAACCAGACCGCAAAGCCAGTGATCAGCCCTCGGTTTTGATGGGATATAGACGCGCGTCCCGCCAAACTTCTGCGCGATGGACAGCGCCGCCTCCTCACCCGCAGCGCGGGCGATATCGCCCAGCACACCGGGCAAAAAGACGCGCGCCTCGCTCACAGATCGCGGTGCGCCAAAGCCATCGGGCGGCCGCAATGCATGCATTCTGCGGTGGAGCGGCGAACTTCGAATCCAGCATTGCCGCAGCTGGGGCAGATGTTGTGCTCCCCCTGATAATACAGCGGCCCGGTCGGCTGCGCATCAACCGGCAGCGGATCGGTGATAAGGATTGATGCGGCGCTCATAACTTCGCCACCATCGCTCGAATCGCCGCTTCGACACTTGGCGGGAGCACACAAGCCGCGATAATCTCAAGAGCGCCCCGGCTAAAAACCATGCCACGCAGACCAGCGTAGTGCGGTGATGAATAATAGATCATGATGCGCCTCCCGCAGCACGCAGCTTCGCGCCCAATTGTGCGGCCAGCGCGGCGTAGTTCTCAGATGTCATCGGCCCGCCAGAGCCAAGCTCAACACCGCAAAGCCGGAACGCCGCATCGCTGAGCGTCCAGCTCGCTGGCGCGTCCTCGGCCATTCGCAGCTTCACGAGGATCGCCTCGCAAAGCCCCTCGTTGAGCGCGATCACAGAAAGCCGCGCGCCATTCTCACCGGCTTGTGCCCATCCACCGCGCTCGGCCATCGCCTTGAGCGCCTCGATCAATTTGTGCGCCTGCGATTGATCCGCCCACGCCATGCGCTCGCATTTGAGTTGGCGCTGGGCGAACGCTTCAAGCGCCTTTTCGCTGCGGTTTCGGACTTCGCCCAAATGGTAGAGCGATATCCAAAGCGCCCGCGCCTTTTTCGCCATCGGCGACTGCGCGGCGCGCGGCAGACCCTTCTTCGGCAGCGGCTTAAACCCTAGCCCTTCGAACCGGCGAACAACCGCCTTCAGGCCCGCCTCGTCAGCATCGGCCGCACTCATCACGCCAGCCTCATCCAGCATGATCTGGCGATAATCGTCATCATCCAGATTGAGCTGCTTCTTGGCAACATGGACCTTGGCGATCAGACCGCGCCGGGCCTTGCTCGATCGGTCAAACTGGGCGGGCCGCGCGGCGGCGTCAGCAGCGGCCATCACAGCGCCTCTCCCATCTCAGCAACGGTGAAAGCGATACCCAGCGCGCCGAGCACCAAAGAAAACCCAATCGCATAATGCGGCAAGGCGGTGCCTTGGCCGTAAAACAGCTCATAATCGCGCGCCACGCTGCGCACCGTCTCGACCAGCGCCCTCACGCCCTGATCCACTTCGTTGCCCGGCCTGCTTGCACCTCGCGCAGATCGTCCAGCATTAAGCCGCGCTCATCATGCGCAGCGAAGGCTGAAGCCATCTCAACCAGCTGGCGACACTCACGCAGTCCGCCCGCATCGTGCGATGTGGCAATGTTCGAAAGATACCGGCGAATAGCGCCATCCGTAATGCTCCATGCGTCGCAAAATGCGGATATGTCGGCGGCTGATGGCACATCTTGCACAAGGGAAATCTGGATGCGGCTGTTGAGCCGGGCAAACTGCTCTTTGTGCTTCCCCTGCCTCAAACGACGGATCAACTCTTGGTTGCCAAGGAAGCAGATACCGACGCCTGTCTCGTCATGCCAACTGCGAATTTCTTCAATGGCGTCGATGGTTAGATGGTTGGCCTCATCAATGATGAGCAGGCCTTTACGTTTTCTAATTCTGTCCATCACAATTCGCGAAGCTTCGGCAGCGATCATGTATCGCGGCTCAAGGCCTAGCGCCTTGTGCACTTCCATAATCATCTGAGAGACCCGTTTTGTGGTGGGCTTCATCGTCGCCAGCCAAACCGGCTGAGCCTTCTGCTCATACTCGCGCGCAGTAATCGTCTTGCCAGTGCCGGGTCCGTATCCGCCGACAGTTATTTTGCCGGAATGAGCCATCACCAAAAGGCTCTCAATCTGCATCGATGTCTCTGTCTCAAAGAAGCCCGGATCAGTTGGAAGTGCATCACGGTGCTTTGCGCCAGCTTCAATCTGTTGTTTGAATTGCAGCATCCGGCGCGCGACATTGTCTTCGCGGCCAGTGTATTTCCTGTCGAGCCAAGGCCCTAGCGTCCCCTGCGGAATGCCGCACTCATCGGCGAATCTGGCATTCGAAATCGGATCGCCATCGCGCTCTCGATAATTCAGCGCCCAAAGGCGAATTTCTTCTACGTCGACGGGTGCATCTTTCACATTGATCATCTCAGCTAGTCCTCACTGATCGCGGTTTACAAGGTTCAGAACAGCGCCTCTGAGGCGCCGCGCCGATTGGTTAGTCTCGGTTTTCACTGGAGCGGGTTTCAGCGCTGCCGCCGTGTTCCCCGCGTGCCGCACTGGGCGGATCACATCAGGCTCTGGCATCGGAACCTCGCGGATTGTCGCTTGGCGCGCTGCCACCTCTTGGGCGTGCAGCAGCGGCCGCGCTTCTTCACCAGCGCGAACTTGCTGTCTCAGCTCTTTGACCCGCTTGGCCGCGTCCTTCGCGCCCTCGACATCGTCAAAGCCTGTGTCGGCCAGCAGCTGGGCGCTACAAAGATAGCTGCCCGCCTGATCGTAGATGTAGACTTCGCTGTGCAGGTTCTCCGGATCGAACCGCACCGTGACGCGCTGGCCATGCAATTCGGAACACTCCGGCGACCAATAGCGGTTGCCATAAAGCTCGATCTCGCCGGTGCGGCGGTTGACCATCTTCTGATCCGCCGCGAGCAAGGCCATCCGCAATTGCGCATCCGTGGCTCGCCCAATCGGGGACGCCGCCATCAGCTCCTCGAACACTTGGTCAAAACTGCGCCCGGCATAATCACGGCCGCGCCTGCCCAGCCGCGCGTTATGCTCCGCCACACCGGCGTTCACATGCTCGACAAACTCATCCCATTCGATCGCGCGGCTGCCATAGTTTTCTGGCTTGGCATCGGGCCGGTTGCCGGTGTACGCGCCTTCCATCGACGGGTGCTTTGCAATCGCATCGCACATATCGCGAAACGCCCGCTCAATCGGCTTTGACTGTCCGCGATAAGGCAGCGCCCAATGCACCTCGATACCCAATCCAGTCAGCAGACCGGTCGGCTCCTCATCCCGAATCTTGAATCGGAACCGGCTCTTTGCGCCGCCCGTGATCCATTTGCTGGCAAACGCGCGGCCATTGTCGAGCGTGCAAGCCTTGGGAATACCAAAATTGCGGAACAGATCAGCAAAGGCGAGCCGCGTGACGGCAGAGCATTCGCTTTCCGCGATCCGCCATGCGACAAACTTGCTGGTCCGGATATCTTGGATCGCCACCATCAACGGGCGCACTGGCTTGGTCGACCGGCTTCCCGGTGGCGGCTTCACGAACACATCGAACTTGTGGCCATCGATGTTGACGTGTTCCAAGACCCGCAGATGCTCAACCGTCCGGCGATTGGCCGGTACCGATTGGCGAAACGCTTCCTCACCCTTGCGCTTGAGCGTCACCAAAGCCTTGGGAACATCTTTGTTTAAGCGCCGCCTAAACGTGCGCTCAGACGCCATTGAGAGGCCATTCTCAGCCGCGATTCCAGCGGTCCGGGCATAGCAACTCGTCAGCGTCGGCGCCGAGGGCCGCAGATAGTCGCTGATGAAGCTCTCCCAGAGATACTCATCGATCTCTGCCGCAGAGCCGCCTCCCTTACGGACAGGGGCCAGCGCAGGTAGCCGATTGGCCGGATCGACGCCGTCAATCATCTTGAGCCAGTTCCACAAGGTCGCCTTGCCAATCTCCCGATCGGCGGAAACCGCCGCAACCGCGGCGGTGCGGGTCTGGCCACTCTCCTCCAGCATCTCGATGGCTTTGACGGCCATCAAACGGCGCTCGGCCTCGGCTTTGGTCTTGGCGCTTTGGCGGTCAAACCACGGCCATCCGCTCGCACCCTGATCGCGGTCCGCAGCTTCATCGTCGCGGGTGCAAATGCCGCGCTTGGACAGCTCAATCCGCGCCTCTCCGGGCAGCAGGCTGACATGGAACTCGGCACCGCCGCCGCGACCGGCGCGCTTGCGCACCAACAGGGCTTGATCTGGCCCAAGACGGGCGGCCCATCTCTCATCGCTGGCCTTGCGGTTGATTGATCGCTTCTCGCCCGGCAGTCCGGGCAGCGCCAGCTCCGCCAATTCGTTAGCGGTGAACCACTCGCGCTGAAGGTCACTGTCATTGGTGGGTTGAGTGGCCATTAAGAATCGCCCTTCCGGATTGTTGGGGCGTCCGACTTGATCGCTTTGCGTTCGGCTTGCAGCTCGGAGAGCAGGGCCTCGATTTGGCCAAGCCGCGCGGTTCTTACTTCTTCACCGACCAGCAGAGCCGCGCCAATCTTCCGCATGACGGGGTCGAGCAAGTCTTGCCGATCGGTCACAACCGCGAGCGCAAACAGCCGCGATGCGGGCACCTTATGCTCGGTCCGCGCTGGGCTGGCATAAGCATCCAGCATCTCTTTGGAGACGCGGTCATCAAGCAGATCGCTCATCTCAGCCGCGATCACCGTGCGAGACCGCGAATCTGTGTTGAGAATCGTCCCGACCAACTCGTTGATTTGCCGCTCAAGACCAGCCAGCTCGGCCACACCCTTTGCAGGCGCAGGAGCGGTGAAGTCGAAAGCGACTTGGCCGGGATGAGCGCGCGCTTTACCCATTGCTAGCATACTCATCTCTGCCGCGATTAAGGCTTCCCGGCGAATGGTCCGCCGGCAGTATTGTCACCACCGAATGCTCGACGATGACCGCCCTTTGGCCGCCAGACAGTCGAACGAACGGCGCACCAAATTCGGCAGCAGCCTTGAATGCGGGACCGCTCAACCGGTCATAGACTTCGCTATCAGAGATATCGGCAACGCGCTGGCGGTACCGCTCAACAGCATGCAGGGAGATGTAGAGATCAGGCATTACCACTCCACCGGATGACGACGCCTTCAAATTCGAAACCTATTGTTTCGGCCTGTCCGTGCGCTTTCCACCAAAACTCGCCCATACGCCGACGCGCGAAGCCATCGGCCAGCCCACCGCCGAAGCCATCGGCAACGGCAAACGCCTCGATCTCATCATCGTCCAGCGGGATGGAGTTAATTGAGATTGCTTCAATCCGTTCGTCGGAGAAGCCTTGGACATTCATCCATATATCATCGACTGCGATACACGCCGGATCGGGTTCCAATATCTTACGGCAGTATTTCGTCCTCATAGCTGTGTAGAGCTGGACGCGCTCACCAACACGGGCGTGCCGCTTCCGGAGTCCACGGACGGTCTGTAGCTTGCGCATCGACGCGACTGGCTCGATAAATTGCGGGGCGAATGAATAGGCAACCATCGCTCAATCCCTCATCATATGTGGCGCTTCCCAACGCTCAAACTGAGCGCGAGAAGAGGTTGAAAGCGGTGGGAGCATCGTCAAATCGCGGCCAAGCTTGCGATGGATCGCGCGGCATTTTTCGCGCGCCTCGACGGCCTCCATCCACGCTTCAGCTTCCTTCGGCGTGCAGCCAAGCTCGATCCCAAGCTCAAAGCACTTTCGGTTGTGCCGATATCGCTCTGCGAGGCTTGCGAATTTCGGCATCACACGCCCTCCGCTTGGCTGGGGTGCTCGCACAGCATGAATTTGCGGACCTCGTTGCCGAAATTGCCAACGGCGCAGCCATCATCGCGATTTGCGCCGACCCAGCCCACCAAACCGCAGCTCCGCAGAACAGCGACGTGCTCGTTGTTCTCAACCCGCCAAGCACCGGCATACGGCTGCGACCGGCTGATCCACGCCCGCATCAACGTGTTGGCGGCACCGGGATGCACCGACATCATTGTTGCGGCGACCTCAGCCGGATCGGGCAGGCCGCAAACCATCGCTTTCAACGCATCGGCATGCGCAAGATCAAGGGCGCGAGAGGTAGCGCGCGGCGCACCCTCTTGCATGATCTGTTTCAACTCAGCCTCGCTGCGCTGAGCCGCTCTTAGCTCGCTCCACTCGTTGGTCGGGGAAAGTTCGCTCATGATCGGCGCTCCCCGAATGGGATATAGAACAACGGCGCGCCGTCAGGTGCCGTCGATACAGCCAATGATCGGCGACTCTGGATGCGCCGAATGCATGGCATCCGGTCAAAGCCAGTTTTGCCCATCTCTGCGCGAATTTCGGCCTCGCTAGGCATACGCAAGCTCACCGGATCACCCCAGTTTCCAAGGCCACGTAGATGTCGATGGCTGCACCCAGCAAACACAGCGGGACCGCAAGAACGCAGACAGCAAGGGCAAGCCAGTCTAGCACCTCCCAATCTGGTTTCATCCGTCGTAAAAGGTCACGCATCTATCATCTCCCAAATTGGTCGGATTTCATCATTGCGGTGGAGCGGCGGCAGCCAGATCGTGCGCGTTTGGCCGGGCGCAACATCGCGGGTCACATCCCAAACGATCCAAGTGTAATCGATCATCCCGCCTCGAAAGGCGCGGCTCCCCATCGCTCTAATTTTGTCGCCGGGAGGCATAGATGGGCGCTCAGACAAATGGAGGACCGCGAGTGGCGGATGGTCCTCCCGGAACAAGCGCAAGCGATTGCTCCAAACCTTCACATCCTTGCCCGGAGCCAGCCATTTGTTAGGCATCAGGATGCAGGCATGCTTCGTCGCCAGAGCAATTGCATGACGCGCAAATCGCTCTGCGATGCCCTTTTTGTAGGAGTACGGCGGGTTGCAGATGATACTGCAAGGCGCTGGCGCGCGACCAAATTCTAGGAAGTCTCGGTTGATGAATTGGGGCGGCTGATGATCCTCATCATCGAGAAAATTGTCCCGCTGCAAATTGTCGACCAGATCAGACCCGATCATCGCAACGCCGCGTGATTGCGCCGCATCCAGAGTGTTCCCCATGCCGCAGCACGGGTCCCATATCGCCAGCTTGTGGGCGCGCTCGTACCAGTAACCGTCGAGCGCCAGAGCAAGCTGCTCCGCGCACCAAGTCGGATCGACATACCAATCAAGCGGGTGCCGCTTCGAATAGCGACCAGATGAAATCTCGCCCCTCATTCGCCCAGCTCCAAGGACCGTGCGCGGCACGCTTTCGTTCTGCCAAACACGAAGCCACAGATTCTCCCGCCTCTATCAATGACAGGCCCACCGAAGCCGCTACTAAGCCTATCGCAGAAGATAATGTTATGATCACATCGCCGCTTTAGGATGCCCTCTGGCTCGGCTCCGCGACGCAGATACAGCCGTGCTGGCCTGAACCATTCGCCATCGGCGAGCTGTTGCCAGCCAGCGTCGGCAGCAAACTGAAAAGGGGTGGGATTGTTCATTCGCCCAACTCCTGGTTAAGTTGGTCGCGCAAGCTGCGCTTCATCTCAGGCGTCAAAAGCGCCGCGAATTTGGGTAGGTATTCGCGCTTCTGCGCCTGCCCCAATCGATCCCAATTGCCGGTGATCGCATCGAAGTGCTTTTGGTGCGCAACCGGCGCTGGACCAGCAGGCCGATCGACGCCCGCTGCGATGCGCGCATCATCTGCGCCGATCTCAGCATCAGCCAGCAGCGCCTCAATCACGGCGCGCCGCCGCGTCTCGTCCTTCACGGCAGACACAGTCTTCAGTTGGCTCGCATTCTCGCCAACAACGGGATGCTTAGACAGCGCCTCGATCAGATCGGGAAACGGCTCAATCAGAAGGTGATAAAGCGACAAGTCGCGATAGACGGTCCGCTTGTCCAAACCGATCGCATCCGCGACTGATTCCTGCCAACCGTATGCGCGTGACATTGTGTCACTCGCATGGCTGACATCCTCTTTTAGAGCGCCGTCTGCTGTCTCCTCATGATGTCTGACACGATCCCAGCGGGCCTTTGCAGCGCGCTGGTGTTGATCCAGCTCTCCTAGCTCGCGGGCCACACGGTCGTTCGCAGCTTGTACCAACGCGGCGGTAAACTTCGCGCGCTCAATTGGCCCAAGTGGGCGGCGATGCAGGTTCTCGGACGACTCCAGATCGACCAAGTCTTCGGCATTGCCAGAGACCTCCAGCGCCAGCACTTCGATGCCTTCCAGTTTGCAGCCATGCAGCCGGTGCATGCCGACAACCAGACGCCACTCTTTCCCATCATTCTTGGCAGGATCAATCTGTTCAACCTTGATCGGATCGCGCTGACCATCGACCGCGATCAAGCGACCCAGCGCGACCGCCTTGTCTTCATGCAGAAAGCCGATGCGCTCAGGGATTAGAACGGCGTCCGGCGCTATGCTGATGACTTGCGCGCCAGCCAAGATGCTGCGCCCTTTTGACCCAGCGTTCATTTGGCATCTCCGTCATCCGGAGAAAACTCGCCACACCACTGGTGGGCATAAGGGCTAGGAAAACCATACTCGCGAGGCGGATAAATTCGGCACTGCCCGTAAGGCTTGTCGTCCGGATGGTAGGTCTTAAGCTCAACGAAGAACCGGCACCCACTACAACTCACACCTGAGTTTCGGCTGTTCATTTGGCATCTCCACATAGACGATGCGCGCTTTGTCCGGCCTCGCTAGCCTTCTGCTCACTTGAACAGGAGAACAATCCGTGCCGCATTCCAATCTCAACTCGGTCGAGCAGCTGGGCGAACAACTCTACGCCCTCCAGCAGCTCATGCTCGCGCATTGCGTGACGCTTGGCACCATAGATCGCGGGGCATCCGACGCCGCCATGCTCATCGCCAGTGGTCAGGCCGATTCCCTGATCGCTCAGCGCAGACCGCTGGCCGGGCAGAGGCTCGCTCTGCTCATCCAGCAGGTTCAACAATGTCTGGACGCGTGACCGCGCATCTTTCAACGCCGCTCGCACACGCAAACGCCGCAACAACGGCGCAACCAAGCTCTCATCGGCAAAACCGGTATCAGCCAGCGGGCGGATCATGCTGCCACCGCTTTGGCGCTCGAATTGCCGGAAGACAGCCGCTTCATATCCTCAGCATCAACTCGCTCGAGCGCCTGATACAGCTGCTCAATCAAATGCATGTTCGCCCCTTTGGGGTCGGGGTTATTCGCTGTCTTTTTCCATCGGTAGAAAGTGCTCACGGCAATTCCTGCGCGGCGGCACAGCTCGGGAACGGAAATGCGGCGCTCTTGGGCGCGCTTTTCGATGTCTCGGACGGTCGATTGCTGGTTCATGAGAACACGGTTAATAGCATTAATGCTGTTACGCAACAGCAATTATGCTATTTTTTATGCTATCCAGACCCTGCTACCCGCGACTGATGGACGGGTTGGATCAGGATCAATCGCTTCTGCGCGATCTAATTGCGCATTCGGGCGACACAGCAGCTGAGGTCTCTCGGCGCGCTAATCTCGCCGCGACCACTGTCCAGAGACCTCTGAAGGGCACCGCAACCACTCGGCTCAGCCAGCGAACACTTGAAAAGCTACAGAGCGCCTATCCAGATTTCCCCGGATGGAACTCTCTTAGAGAACCGAGAACCGAATACCGGCAGCAGCCACGCGCAGAAGCCTTCGCGCCGCTCAGTGGTGAAGAAGGTCGAGACGACAGCCTAGCCATCCCTATGCTCGAACTTGCCTACGGCATGGGCGGCACCTTCCTCGACGATATCGACACCGGGGAAACGCTAGAGCGCTTCCCGCGCGCATTCGTCCGCATGTTCACCAACGCCCCGGCTGAGCTGCTGTGCTTCTCCCACGGTATCGGCGACAGCATGGAGCCAACGATCGGCGACCGCGACCTGCTCCTAATCGACAGGAGCCGCGATGCGATCCGTATCAACGATCAAATCTGGGTCATTGCTTCAGGCGGCATCGGAATGGTCAAACGCGTCAGGGTAGAAAGCAATGGGCAGATAATGCTATTGTCCGACAACGCGAACGTCCCCAGCCAGCTCGCTGGAGAGGATGAATTGACTGTAATTGGCCGAGTGATCGCCATCGTGAAGAGGATTTAATGCGTTCATTTCTGATTGCTTTTTCGCTTTTACTATCTGGTTGTGGAAACACATCAAATCATGTGCCGCAATCTGAAATAGACGCCTTCACCCCGTCATGGGAAAACCTCGCAGATGGCAGCGTCTTTGCGATCACGACAGCAAACAAAGGTGAGCGGGAAACGGCGACCAGGTGTTGGCCCGCTGAAGATCAAACCTATTCTTGCCTCTATGTCAGCGAGGAGCGCAACATTCTGCATATCGCCTTGCACAACGAAACTGAGCCCCCAGACCGCGTCTTCGCTGCTCTGGGAGGCGATGGCTATACTTGCAGCACAGAGACAGTGCACATGGAGCGGATCGTCGAAAGAGGTGAGACGCTGGACACCAACGCAATGATCAACGGCCGCACGCCGTGGTCTGCTGATTATGTGAACGATTTCATTGCGAACAACAATGTAGAAGGCACAGCGCATTATGACTGCTTTGGCATTCTTAGAGCTGTCAACACAGGCAGTCTGCGCTCAATCGCGACCACTAAAGTGACAGCTGAGATGATCCGATAA